GGACGAGTCCTACCGGGTGCCCGTCGCGGACGTGGAGGACGCCATCCGGGCCGCCTGTCGCCGCTGGCGGGTCGTGGAGGTCATCGCTGACCCGTTCCGCTGGACCCGCACCCTGCAAGCCCTGGAAGCCGAACGGCTGCCCGTGGTGGAGTTCCCGCACTCCCCGTCCCGGCTGACCGCCGCGACCACCGACCTGTTCTCTGCTGCCACGAACGGCCGGCTGACCCACTCCGGGGATGCCCGCCTGGCCGCGCACGTCGCCGCCGCCGTGGTCACCGAGGACGCTCGCGGGATGCGGCTCTCCAAGGCGTCCCGCTCCCGTACCGCTCGAAAGATTGACCTCGCCGCGTGCCTGGTGATGGCACACAGCCGCGCCACCTGGCGAGCCACCCGCCGCACCCGGAAGAAAGCTAGAGGATTCGCATGACCGACCTACTGACCACGCTCGCGCAGAAGCTCGACGAGTCGACGGCGCGCTACACCGATCTGGACGCCTACTACGGCGGCACCCAACCGCTGACGTTCCTCTCACCTGAGGCCAAGGTCGCGCTCGGCTCCCGGTTCGGGCGGATGGCGAGCAACATCCCGCGCCTGGCCGTGACCGCTTTGGCCGAACGGCTCCGACTGACCGGCTTCACCGGCACCACCGACGACGCCGGTCTGTGGGCCGACTGGATTGGGCAGGACCTCGACCAGCTCTCGGGGGTCGCTCACCGTGAGGCCCTCACCCTCGGCACGTCCTACGTCATCGTGTGGGCCGACGACACCGGAGCGCCGAAGGTGTCGGTGGAGTCCGCCCGCCAGGTCGCCGTGCTCCGCGACCCCGGCTCCCGTCGCGTGCTCGCCGCTGTGAAGCGCTGGGAGACCTCGACCACGACCGAGGTCGTGCTCTACCAGCCGGACACCATCACCCGGCTCCGCTCGGACGGGCTCGGCGCGACCACGACCGGGTTTCGCATCGTGGAGACCATCCCGAACCCATTGGGATGGGTGCCGGTCGTCCAGCTCCGCAACGGGGACCGGCTGCTCGACGACGGCGTGTCTGAGATTGAGGACCTCAAGCCGCTCGTGGACGGGCTGAACAAGTCGCTGGCGGACTTGATGGTGACCTCGGAATACGTCGGTCGGCCGCGCCGCTGGGCAACCGGCATCGAGCTGACAGAGGAAGCCGTGCTCGACGACCTGGGACAGCCGGTGCTCGTGGCCGGGGAGCCGGTCACCGTGGCCGTGAACCCGATTCCCGAGGGACACCGGGCGATGGTTTCCGAGGACCCCGACACGAAGTTCGGACAGCTCGACCCCGCCGACCTGTCCGGCTATGAGGCATCCGTGCGGGTCCTGCTCGGTCAGATCATGGCCGTGTCCGCGCTCCCCGCGCACTACGTCGGAGTGTTCACCGACAACCCCGCGAGCGCCGACGCGCTCAGAGCGTCTGAGGCATCCCTAACGGCCCGCGCAGAGGCCCGTCAAGCCACGTTCGGCAGGTCCTGGGAACAGGTCGCCCGGCTGATGACCGCCGTACGTCACAACGTCGACCCCGAGGCCGTACAGGTCCGGGTGAAGTGGGCCGACGCCGCTACCCGCTCGGTCGCCCAAGAGGCCGATGCCATCGTCAAGCTCTACGGTGCCGGGCTGCTGCCCGCCTCGGTCGCCCTGGCCCGCCTTGGCTACGACAGCGACCAGGTCGCAGACATCCGCACCGCCCGCCGCGCCGAGGCCCTCGATGGTGCCGGCGTCCAGCTCGACGGGCTGCTGCCGTGACCTACACCGAGACGCTTGACAAGCTCGCCACAACCACCGCCGCGCAGGTCGACGCCGCGTTCCGGTCCTGGCAGCAAGGGCTCATCACGCAAGCCGACTTCCTCGCCGTCGCCGCCGCCTACCTGACCGCGGCCGGCAACCAGGGCACCGCGCTGGCAGACGTTGCGCTCGCCGTGTGGCTCAGCGTCGAGCTGGGAGAAGCCGTCCCGGTGCTCGGGCTGCTTCCCCGCCAGGTCGACCACCGGCCCGAGCTGGCCACCATCGCCGCGCTCGTCGGAATCGACCTGGCGCAACGGTTCGCCACCTACGCACGCGCCACGACGCTGGCCACGGCACAGGACGCCTACGGGCAGGCCATGACCGTGCGTGGCGTGCCCGGTTGGACCCGCGTCCTCAACGCCGGCGCGTGCGAGCTGTGCCAGGACCTCGCCGGGGACGCGCTCCCCGGCGACGCACCGATGTACCACCACAAGGGATGTGGCTGCACACAGCGGCCGGTCCTCAACCGAGAAGGGATAAGCGCATGACCGAGCAGACCCCCGAGACCGAGACCACCGACGAGCCGACCGAAGAGGTCGTCGAGAGTGGAGATGGTCAGGAGACGACCAGCTCCACCGAGACCGCCGAGGAAGAGCCTGAGACGTTCCCCCGCGAGTACGTCGAAAAGCTCCGCGACGAGTCCGCCAAGCACCGCACCAGGGCACAGCGGGCCGACGACCTGGGACAGAGGCTGCACACCGCCCTCGTGGCCGCCACAGGCCGCCTGGCAGACCCGTCCGACCTCCCGTTCGAGGAATCCCACGTCGACGACGCCGAGGCCCTCACAGCCGCGATAGACGAGCTGCTGCTCCGCAAGCCGCACCTAGCCTCCCGTCGTGTCACCGGCGACGTGGGGCAGGGTGCGAGCAAGTCCGGGGAGACCGTCGACCTGGCCGGGATGCTCAGGGCACGGGCGTAACGCCTAGACGTGTGACACCCGTAACGGGTAGAGTCGTGATATGCCGAAGGTAAAAGCTTTAGAGCGCGGTCCAGGTGTGTGGATGGGTAGGGGAGCGGGTGGACCGCAGCTACGCAATAACCCTGACCTAAAGATGCTGAACGTCGTCATGGGCGCGAACATCGGGAGCGACGTGCTCGACTTCATCGACCTGTCACAGCTAGACCGCGAACAGTTCCCGCACTGGATAGGCGAGCTGAAGCAGGCAGAGACGAGTGCGCGACGACTCCGAGGGCAGCTCGAAGCGTTCTACGCGGACACAGGCCGCCGCTGCCCTGTTTGCGATACAGCCGTGACCGGGAGATCGGATCAGGTCTACTGCGGTGCGACATGTCGACAGAGAGCGCGCCGAACTTGACGTGAGGTTCAGGTACACTGGGAGGGCAGTCCTGGCGGCTGCCTCATCGCTTAGCGGTCCTGACGGCCGGAGCACACCACTCCGAACCGTCAGGACTTTCTCATGGCTCTCAACGTCGCTGTACCCGTTGCCACCCCCGAGCTGACCGCGACCCAGGTCGCCACCGTGCTGATTCAGCCGCTACAGGCTCAGTCGCAGTTCCTCGCCGCCGGCCCGCGCATCTTCGACACGTCCGGCCCGCTACGCATCCCGAAGATGGCCGACCCGACGAACCCGGCCTGGCACGGCGAGTCCGAGCTGATCACCGAGGTCAACCCCGACTTCAACGAGGTCTCGCTGCTGCCCTCGACCATGAAGTCAATCAAAACTATGACGCGATACAGCAACGAGCTGGCGCGTCAGTCCGTGGTCTCTCTGGACCAGGCGCTTCGTGACCGGCTCGTCACCGACGTGGCTGCCACCCTCGACGCGCAGTTGTTCTCCGCCGGAGGGGACGGCACCACCACCCCCAAGGGAATCTTCAACTACACCGGGATTCAGACCCTCCCGGTAGCCGGTGCAATCACCCTCGACGCGCTGCTCGACGCCTGGGCGCTGGCGATGGCCGCGAACGTCAACACCAGCTCCCTGAAATGGGTCATGCGTAGCCGCGAGTTCATCAAGCTCCGCAAGACGAAGGACACCCAGAACCGCTACCAGCTCCAGCCTGACCCGACCCAGGACGGCGTGTTCCGGCTCTTCGGCGCTCCCGTGGTCATCACGAACCGGGTCCCCGACACGACCGGCGCGACGCCGACCGCCCGAGTCGGACTCGTGGACTTCAGCCAAATCGCCGTCGCCCGCGACCTGGCTCCGAGCGTGAAGATTCTCACCGAGACGTTCGGGGATTACGACCAGCAGGCCATCCGCGTGGTGGCCCGCTACGACGCCGCACCGCTGAACCCCCAGGCCGTCGTCGCGCTCACCGGCATCACGGTCTGATGCTCAACGGGTACGACGTAGCCGCGTTCCTCGGTCAGAGTGACGATGAGACCCTTGTCGCCCTGGCCGAGGAACACCTACCCATCGTGACCGCGCTGTCCAGGTCGTACACCCGAGGCAACGGCTTCACTACGGGTGAACCGGCAGACGACATCCGCGCGGTCATTGTGTGCGCCACCGCGCGGCTGATGGCGAACCCCGAACAGCTCGGCTACCAGCGCGGCAGCGTGTCCCTGGCGGGTGGCTTCACCGGCTGGTCCCTGGCCGAAACGTTTGTGCTCAACCGCTACCGAAAGCGGGCGGCATGATTCTGCACGACCGGATAACCGTGCTCGTCCGCACACAGCCGCTGGACGAGTACGGCAACCCGGTCGAGGACGAGTACGGCAACCCGGTCGCCCCGGTGAACGTGGAGTCCCCGCCGATACCCGCCGAGCTGTCCCCGCTCGACTCCGGCGAGGTCCTCTCCGCTGACCGGGCCGTCGTCGTCACCCGCTACCGCGTCGTGGTCGGGCCGGGCACTCAGATCACCCCCGAGTCCGCTATCCGCTGGCGAGGCGTCTCCTACGAAGTGAACGGGGACCTCGAAGTCCACACCGCCGGCGGCCGGGTCCGGCATCACGAGTTCGTCATCCGTAGGGCCGCCTAACTTCCGGGCCTGCAGGCCCGGAAGTTGAGAGCCACAACTGAACACGGCGTCAACGTCACCCCCGGTCTTATCCTTTCCGCCGGACACGGGAACGATGGCAGCGAGGCTTTGGACCTCCGCCGCAGACCTGCCAGCGCCGGACACGGCACGACCCCCGGCCTCTTGAGACGAGGCAGTCCGGGGGTCGTGTCTTTGCAAACGGATTGCTAACGGACCCGTTAGCACGACGTTAGACAGGCCATGACGAGCAACGACTACAACCGGCAGAATCCCCTTGTCCGCTTGACGATTGCCGGACTGAGCGCTACCAATCACTACGGGGGTCGTCTGTGTTCAACTCCCCCCTCGCGCACGACGACGAGTGACTCCCGTTAGCACCCGCAGTGCGATAAGACAACTCCCGGCCAGGGCGCTCCCGGCCGGGAGTTCTTGCGTTCAGGGGCCGTCGGTCGAGCCCGTTGTGGAGACCCGGCGAGGGGCTGGACTGACTGGCGAGAAAACATGCCGCATGTCTTGACTCGCAAATAAACATGCCGCAAGATGTGTCGCATGACGCTCCACGACCGGATCCAGGCAACGGCTGATCGGCTGACAGACGCCGATCGTCGCATCCTGGAAGTGCTCCTCTCACATCCGACCGAGTCTGCCTTCCTGCCCGCGGCCGAGGTCACGCAGCGAGCGGGCGTGCACCAGGCTTCCGCGACGAAGCTGGCGCAGCGGTTGGGCTATACCGGCTATCCCGACCTTCGCCGAGGCCTCCAGCACGACCTTCTCGAAGGCACGACGCCGGCAGAGCGAGTCCAGCGCCGACTCGAACACGCCGGTGCGGGAAACCTCCTCACGTCTCTGGTGGCCGATGAGATCGCCGTCCTTCGGGAGCTGCCACGACAGGTGCGTCAGGCGGGGCTGGACCAAGCGGCCCGGTTGCTCCTGGATGCGCCTCACCGGTATCTGTTCGCGCAGGGCAACGCCACAGTCCTGGCCGAACTGATGGCTCGCCGCCTCTCGCGGTTCGGCCTCCCGACCACGACCCTCGCGTCCTCCGGGCGAGACCTCGCCGAGCAGATGGTGAGCATGGGGCCCGGCGACGTCCTGGTCGCGTTCGCGTTCCTTCGGACTCCCCATCATCTCCCGGAGGTCGCCGCACACTGCGCCGACATCGGGGCCCGGTTCGTTCTGGTCACCGACACCCTCGGCGCCGAGCTGGGCGCGGGAGCGGACGTCGTGCTCTCAGGTGCGCGGGGCTCGGGGCGCGAGTTCCAGTCCCTGACGGTGCCGATGGCAGTGACCAACGCATTGATCCTGACCATGGCGAGGTCCGCCCCGGAGCTCACCGGGACTGCGCTGGCTCGTCTGGAAAAGCTTCTCGTCCGCTTCGACCGATAGGAATCCCATGTCTCGTTGTGCCCACACCCGAGTTCGTCCCGCAGCCCTGACCCTGCGTCTTGCCGCGGCAGCCATCACCCCCTGTGTGCTGCTTGCCGGATGTGGCGGTGGGTCACCCGAGCTGGCCGAACCTACAACAACCCAGACGGCGAACCCGCTCGATGACGTCGAGGACGAGGAGCTGGTGGCGCAAGCCGAGGAGGAAGGCACGGTCGTCGTCTACTCCTTCACCAGCAGGATCGCGGAGGTCGAGGCGGCCTTCGAGGACAAGTACCCCGGGATCGACCTCCAGGGCAACGACATCTCCTCGACTGAGCAGATCGCCCGTATCAAGGCCGAGTCACAGGCAGGGACGCCTGGAGCCGACGTGGCCTACCTCGCCGACGCGCCGGTCGTCGTCACCGAGCTCGTCGAGCAGGGACTACTTCGTCAATACATCCCGCCGCGACTGGCCGAGTCGGTCCCCGAGGACTACCAGACCCCGCTGCTCTCACAGCGGCTGTCCACGAAGGTCCTGATTTACAACGAGGAAGCACATCCCGACGGTCCGCCGGTGCAGAATCTCTGGGAGCTGACGATGCCCGAGTGGAAGGGCAAGGTGGTGATGGTCGATCCCGCCGTCCGCGGCGACTACCTCGACCTC